ATATTCAGGCACATCTATAGAAGGTCCGAATTGCCTTAACTCATTAGAGCTATCAGTATTGTTACCAAAACCTTCATTAAAGGGTTCATTTTCTGTAGATGGTGTAAAAAGCTTTGTGTTGTCTCTATCTCGACTGATGTCAGCTATAGGCACTCTTTTTGAGGGGTCTGATTCTAAACCAAGATACTGATGTAGGGGCTCATTTGTGGAATCTCTGTAACTAAAAATACCCTCAGGACTAATAAAACTATAATCAGCACCGCCGATCAATTTAGATAATCTAGTTCTTTTTTGCTTGCCTTCGTATATTATATTTTCTTGAAAGTTAGCATCATAGTTATGAATGCTTGAGTGTACAAGTTGAGATCCTACTCTCATCTGTCCATAAATTACGGGAATAGGCACGCCTTGCTCTGTTCGATTTTCATTTTGTGAATAGATGCTAGAATTAGTGCTGATAATTTCATATTCTGGAGTATCGTCATCTTGAGGCTTTGTTTCATCACTTAGCCACTGCATAGCATAACCTAATGCAAAATTACCCAAAAATCCTCCAGCTATACCAGCCGTAGCCGTACCTGCTGCACCTTCTACTACTGGAACAATATTATACTCATTTTCAGTAAGAGGCATGTCCATGTAAAAATTTTCAAGCTTATCTCCATTTTTGCTGATAAAAACATATGACACGCCTTTTATGGATTTGTTCACATAATAAGATTTAAAAGACGGATGATTGCAGGCAATTCCATCTATTGCTTGGCGCATGGTTTTAACGTTCAGTTCTATACTCTTACAGAACTGAGCTGCCATTTCTCCATGCAATACAAACTTCTTCATAAATCCTTATACCTATATAACTTATACACTTTATTAGGAGTTTCATTACTAAATAATTCATCTACAGGAATGCCTCCCATCGGGTGATGTGAAAAATAATTATTTGCATTGACCACTCCGACATGAAAAAGTGCAGATAAAGTAGGCTTGAATACAATTAAATCTCCATATTTTTTATCTTTATAATTTACTTCTATAAATTTATTTTTAATTGTTTTTATTAATTTTTTATTTGACTCCTTTGAATCTCTAGCCCAATTAGATATTTGCTTGGATAATTTTATGTTTAAATTAATTTGATAAAAATCCTTAACAAAGGTTATGCAATCCTGAAAAAATGGAATAAATATCCTTCCGTAAAGAGCTTTTGGTTGATAGCTGTCGGGATAATGCAAGTAACTTTTTTTGCTATCGCACGATAGTATATAAGATGGAATACCTAAAGATTCTGATATCTCAGTATCTAAATCACTTGGGTCTGGGGACTCTATTATGTGAGTATGAAACAAAGATATAACTGAGGAGTCTAAATAATGTTTATAAAATTCAGAATTATCTGAAGAAAAATGATTTGGATTTGATTGATCTAAATTCTGTATAGGCACAAAATCATATTCGTACCCATTATTTTTAAAGATAAAAATCCCAGCATGTTCTTTTGAGCAATCCCTTAAGCCATATTTCAGGCAAGATGCGATTGGCTTATTGTTGCCAAGTCCCAGGAAATCCTCCGAAAGGTAGTCCATTTACATTTTCAGTATTGCCAAATCTCGCTCTGCATCCGCTGATATTTTTAGGACAAGCATCTAGAATCCAAGAGTCCTTATCATTTTTAGGCTCTCTTCCTTGTGTTCCATTTTGAATGCAAACAAAGACTTGATCGGGGTGTATTGTGCCGACCTCTGCTGGAACGATAACATAATCGCCAGAGTTATAGGTGTCAGCCACATTAAATTCAGTAATTGGCAAGCCTGTCGGAGTAAAGTTTAAAACATTTCCCCTTCCATCAGTTGTAGGTAGACCGTTATATCCGCAGCCGATGCTATGTCTATACTGCCACTGACATGTGTTGTATACTATCTTTCTGTTGGGAATGAAGGCAGACTCTTTCTCTAATGGGGAGGCTAATTCAAAACGTATGATGTTTTGGTTTTCAGCCACTTTCTTATTTATGATGTATTTTTCTGGAGGATATGAAACCTCAGTTGGGCTTCCAAAAGGATTTGTGTTATTTGGAAAATTATCGCCGTGCAAAAATTTAACAAAAGTTCTTGTTCTTATAAAATTATAACCAATAAAATCTTTAAAAAATCTAGTTTTCAAACTAAAGAAAGAATCTGTATTGTCTACTGTAAGAGTTGGGCGGGGCAAGCTTGCATCAGAGCTGTCAAAACCTTCAGCTTGAATTGGAATATAGTGGTAGTTGTTGCCCTGAAAGATAAGCTCATTTGTGTACCCATTTTCTCCAGCGTGAAAATAATAGCTAGAGCCATAACCTTTTAAGACCAATTCATAAAGAACAACCATTGTCGAAGGCTCTAATTCAAAAATTTCTTTATGTACAGATGGATCCATTAAGTTATAATAAATTAGTAATCAATACATTCAATGAAAGTAGCTGATATGTTGTGATTATCCTTATAGGTAAATGTATGACTCCATTCGGGGCAGTAATAAAATGACATTGACTTTCTGTGTGGGGAAGTATGAATAGAGTCAGAATTATTTCCCACATAATCTCTCAGTAAATGAAACCCAAACTTTTTATAGCCAAGGTGAGCTTCTAAAAATAATAATATTCTTTTTGCTTCCAAATTAGATCGAGCATTAAATGATAAACGTAGATTCATTAAATTAGGATTAAATCCATATTTGCTGAATTTTACATACATGTCATCAACCGTACTGCGCCTATATTTTGGAGAGTTTGAAAGACTGACTGATTCACTTGGTCTGAAATCAAACATTCTGACTGACAAATTACCGTCTTCATGTATTGGTGCATAAGGATAATAAAAACAATCATTAGGGCTATCGATATATACAGAGTTTCTAAGCGTTGTTTGATTGGAAGATATTGTGCTGTCTGGAAATCCAAAAGGTGCGGATATATTTAGAGCCTGTGTGTTATTTTTAATCACATTAAAATCGCTGTTTACTGTCGCATTTCGATAGTCACCAGAATGATAAATTGTAGAGCCAGCTGGAAGATTTAAATCATTATCACCCACAGTAGAACTTCCACCTTCCACAACAGCAATAGTTCCATCTATGATTGGATTATGATTAGGGCCTGACTCGACACTATTTAGAATAGTCGGAGCTATAGCTTCTAGTTTTGCTTTTATATTATTTGAATTGTAATAGTTTCTATTTTGGTTGAATTCTACACATTGGAACATGGCCTCCTTGTATGGAAAGAAAGGTTGGTAATTAAAAGGAGTCAGCCTTTTGTTGTCAAAATTTCCAGCCGAATTATAATTTTGCAACTCATAATAAAAATGAGATTGAAGAAAACTAATAAGTCTTTGATTTTCAATTTCAGTCAACTCGTTAAAGCTCAAATCAAGTGACATTTTTAAACTGTTTATTCCTCGCAAAGATCTTTGCGAGTGATTATCTCCGTAAGTTATAGAGTCAGATAAAGAAGTAAAAGAAGCTGTCGCTCCAAACGATGGTGAAACTTCTATTGATGTAGAATCTGTATTTTTAATATCCATTATTTAACATATTGCTCAACAGATATTGAACCATTTAAATACCCAGCAGATCCTACTGAAAGGTTTTGATTTTTTACGACACCGCTACATTCAAACTCGTGCATAAAACCATTTGCATTTTCCTCAGACCAATCATAATTCAAGTCACGCACCGAAGCTTTTAAGTTAGCTCGTTTACCATTAAAGCCGTCCACAAGAATATCAGGATCCAAATTTTCTCCTTCTATGGACATTTGAATGATTGTAGATTTTTTCGAAACTCTGTCTGGAACAAGACCTACATCACTCTGACTTGAGCCAGTGGGAATAGAGTACCTTGGAGATCGATCAACGTTAATTGAATAATTAAATGATGTAACATGGGACAAACCTAAATCAGAGCTTCCTATTACGGTGCTATCTTGACCATGGGCAATGGATTGCTGTTCATAAATAGAAGAAGAATAATAGTTTGACGTAACACTAGAATCTTTTTGCAAAGTGCCATACACTTTAAAGCTCGCAGAAGCTTGTGATATAGAGTTAGGAGATAAGCCAAAATTAAAAGAAGTCAAGTATGCATCAGAGAATACAAAGTCTCCAAGATATCCAGTTATTTTTTCTTCATCTATTGGAGGGTATTGGTTTGGATTGGAAAGTCCAGTTACATTAAAGAAACTTTGGAGGTTGCCAGTATTTATGTAAAAGTTAACACTTAAAGAGCCTTCTATGGGGCTTTGTGTGGCATAGTTATAAATTGGCTCAAAGTAACCGCTTTGAGCTTCACCTTGAGTTAAAGACCATCCTCCGCTTTCAGATCTTAATTCAATCAAATAGTCATGTCCTTCTGGTTGAATATTATTATTAAAATATAAATGTTTGCCATTTGGGAAGGTAATTTTAGTCCCGCTTGGGATTTTAAATATAGATGTAGAAAGAGGCATTGGAGGTCCTCCGCTTGGCCCAGAAACACCAGTGTATATTTCGTCAGCAACAAATGCGGGGGAAACATAGTTCATTGTGGAGCCAGTTCCAAATTCGCATATTCTTAATATGTTATCTTCAATTTGTCTAGTTACCGCAGTGTTGTGCTCTATTGACAAGCTTGCACTTTCAGCGTAAACATGCTCGCCACCTTTACCGCTAACGGCAAGATATAATGGCACATCCTCATATGTTAAAAATTTCATTTTTTATTAATATATCCAATATATCTTAAATTAATATTTAATAAATCATCACTACTAGAAGACATTGATTGATCAATTAATCTAGCTTTATCAATAGTAAAAGATTCAATAAGATTAGAATTAATTGGATTAGAAAAAGATAAAGTTAAAATTTGTTGTTTTGGATGAATTAAATATTCTTGTATTTTGCTTATTTCAAGATCGTCGGTTTCGATAGTAAAATTAGCCTCTTGAATGAGTGGAAATTTTCTATCAACTTGTACGGGAAATGGAGAACCTATTTTATAAATTGGCTCTCTTTCGGTTCTTAGTGTGTAAGAAAAATTAGTAATTCGGTTTGTTTGATATCCAGAAGCATTTAAGCTAATAGATCCTTGATTGGGTATCTGAATATCTGGATGAGGGTTAGAGCCAGATGCATTTATACCCGAACCAATATTGCCATAAACAACAATAGATGCATTTGCATTAGGTATTTGACCTATGCCAGCAGATAAGTTATATTCAGTTAAGTATCCATCTTCAAAGCCGAAACTTCTATTATCATAATTAATACTACCGCTAATTGCATTATCTCCAGTATAATTTAATAAAGGCTCTTCACCGATATAGTATTTAGATATAGAAAAATTTCCTACTAAAGGTCCTTGTCTGGTTGGAAAAGTATGACCTTTGCCAATGATATTAATAGGCTCTTCAGATATAGAATAGCCGCCATCCATATTGGTGACACCCGACAGCAATATTCCTGAAAGATAAAACTGCTGCTCATAATTTAAGACCGCATTTTTTGTAGCCATTACCTAAGCATGCCTCCAACTCTTTTTTCTTGAGAGATGACATTAACAACAGCTTCTTTAATCTTAGCGGCAAATGCTTGATCGCTAGCTCCACCTCCTTGTACAGTTGTTCCTCCGTCAGAAGAGACATTAATGTTTACAGTAACATTACTTGAGTTTGCTTGGTTGTTTGTAGTTTCTGAGGTTTGAGAGATATTACTCGAAGAAGGGTCAACTACTCCACCTTCATTGAACTTCATGGAGTTTAATCTATCAAAGAAACCTGGGTATTGTTTTTCAACTTTATTGACGCTGGAAGCTTTTACCACAAACTCACCTCTATCCAAGAGCACTGGGCCAACTTTATCTATGCCTGCTGGACCCTGAACTCTACCACCATTACTCATTCCATTATTGTAAATTCTGTTAGATTGATTGTTTGAATATAAATAATTTTGACCGCCAGCAATACTGGACTGATTTGAGTTAATGTTTGTGGAATTTCCGAATGTGGTGTTGACCGCTTGTCTTGCCCCATATGAGGTGCCCATAAATCCAACCGTATTAATCAAACTCTGGGAAACTCCTGCTCTACTTTGCATTCTTTGATTTCTTTGGCCTACATCATGTTCATATTTGTCCAAAAGATAGTCTCCGTATTTACTGCTATAGTCATCCTGAGATCTGAATCGAGCACTCATAAGTCGACTAGATGGGTTAATATTAAGCATTGATCGAGTATTTAAGGGGTTGGCTCTGACTGGCATTGAACCGCTATATTCTTCAGGATTGTAGCCCTCGTAGCCCCCAAGAATAGTGCCAGATAAATAGCCTGAACCTTTTGCTATTTTCATGCCCGCAGAATCAGAAGGATCGCTTCTCAAGGAATTTTTAAATCCATCAACAAATCCTCCAGTTCTCATTTTCATCAAACCTCCTACAAATTTAGCAATAGTATTTGATAAAGTATTTACAATTTCTCCGTCAATAACAGATCGCTCATTTTGCGATCCTGAGTCAGAAGATTTATCTCGTTTTGCTAAATAGTTTTGAATAGAACCACCCTCCTTTAACTTTATGATTGGAGGCATGGCTATACCTCCACTATTCATCAGTTCAAAAGATTTTTCATTTGGCTCGTTATATAAATCTTCTAGAGATCCAGTCTGATTAATTTTGTTAAGCTCATTAACACCAAGCCTATCTACTATTTTTTTCCTAACAACATATTCTCCATTTGTAAGCATAGCTGGAGCTTTTCCGACACTTCCTCCAATTGAGTATTTTGAAATAATACCTCCGCCTTGTCTACTCATATTATTAGGCCCCATTCCCATTGACTCAAATATTCCTGTAGTAATTTGAGTGGCAGCTCTATTTAAAAGCTGTTCATGCATTTTACTAACAATAGAATTAACAAAACCCAAGGCGGCATCGCCAAGATTTTTTGTGCCGCTCAGCATGTCGCTAACAAAACCTTTAAATCCATTTTGAACTGCATCGAAAGTTGTGTTTGCCATAGTTTCACCGAATCGAGCCATTTCAGCATTCGCTTCAGCAATTTTAACTGCCATACTATCTGCGAATAAATTTCCATTATTCATTTGGATGTTTAGTTCTTTTTGATTTTGAGCATATTTAAGCACAGCTTCAGATCCTCTAATTTCATTTCCAACACCTTTAGTCCCCTCTTGTTTTGCAAAAAAATCAATTTGGGTTTCAGCCATTTTTATATTTTTAATAAAAGTATTAGTAGCTTGTTGGATTTCAGCTAAAGCGTCTAAGCCAAATTGACCACGCTTTAAAGCTTCAGTAAATCTTTGCTGTTGACGAGTTAAATCGTTTGAGCTGTTTATATAATTAGTGTCAGCCTCAGCTCGGAATTTGCCCTGTTTTAATTCTTCCTCTAGCAATTTACTGTCATCTCTAGCTGAATTTCCTAGCTCTCTAATTTCATTTTTTACTTTTGTTTCTAAAATTTTAGCAAGGAGTTGAGTGTTTTTTCTTACTTCTTCTTCTGCATCTAATCGAGCTCCTTGCTCGACTAGCGATTCTAATTCAGTGATCAATTGCCTCTGGACTGTTCCCTCAAGAGATTCCGCTAAATCTTTTTGATATTTTGCGCTAGTTAATACTTGCAACTTTGCATTAGATATTTCTTTATCTGATTTAAGGTTTTCATTCCTTGCGTCAATTTCTTCGTAGTATTTTTCTTCTACCGCTTTCATTACTCCAGTAATACCCCCGAGGGCAGCTTTTTGTCTTTCGTATTCTGCCGCTCTTTCTTTTGCATATTCCAAAGTCTTAGAGTTAGCCTCTAATTCGTTGCGAATTGAATTTAAATTTTTTATTCTAAATTCTCTCTCTTTTTTAGCCGCATCAAGCTTTGCCCTTTCCATGTCTGAAAGTTCTTCTAAGAGTGATTCTATTTCAATATTTGCAGGAATTATTCCTTGATCTTGAAGTTTATTCAAAAGAGAAGCTTGGTGAGTTTGGTTTTCCAAGCTTAATAAATAATCCATTGTTACATTATTTGCCCTTTGGTAATTTTCCACGCCTTTTAATTGCTCAGCTAATTGTTCTTCTCCAGCTTTTGTAAGATTTTTTCTGATTGTTTCTAATTGCGCTTCATGTGCTTGTTTTGTGCCTCCTTCAAATGTTTCAGTCACGGTGTCTAAACTGCTTCCGTATGGAAGTACTGTTGTCTTTGTAAAAGGTTTTCTCAAATCAGCAAACATTTCTGCAGAGTTAAATTTGCCCCCTTCAGTAAAAAGATCTTTTACTATATCTCTTTGAGCTTGCAAAGCTTCTCTGTTGAGGGCTTCTTTTTTATTATTAAAATCATTGTCAATTGCTTGAGACTTCTCTTTCATTTGTAAGTCGGCAATAGACTGATTGGAAAGTATTCCTAAAGACTCGATTATTTTATTTTGATGGACTAGTTTTTGTATATCAAAATCTTGACCCATTTTAGATATTTTTATTTGACTTTCGTAAGCAATGTTTTCTATTTTTAAACCTGTAAGAATTTTTTGTCTTTGATTAGCGATTTCTCGCATTAAATTTAAATTGACTTCAGCTTCCTTGTTTTGTTTTTTATTTTTGTCATTTAACGTCTTAACAGAAACCTTCTGTTCCCGCAAAAATTTTCCAATTTCTTCGAAACTTTTACCGCTATCAAGTGCGGCATTAAGTTGAGCTTTTAATGCTATATCAATATCTGAATCAGCAACTGATTTTTTAAATTTTTCTCTGTTTTGCTTTTGAAGTTCAAATCTCGTTGCAGCGTCCAGTCCTACCTCCCTTCCTAGTCGGCTAGTCTCAGGCTTAATATTATTCAGTTCAATTTCCTCTTGCATTACAGGAATTAATTCTTTATATACTTTATTGTATTGAGATTGAATTTCATCAGGCTTTATCGAGCTGCTCATTAGGCTTGCTAAATTTAACTTTTGAATATTTGCCATTAAAGGATCTGGGTCTTCGCCAAAGACCCCTCCGCCTTTTGACCCAAGAACAAAGCCTGCCATCGCATTTTGTATAGACATTGCTTGCTGGGCTTCAAGCATTGCTTCTTGCAGCTTTTTCATTCCCTGAGCTGTGCCCGAAGTCATTAATTGAATTTCTTTACCACTAAAATTTAAATTTTTACCTAGAGTGGCTGCCTGACTTCCTAGTTCGGATTGCTGTTTAATTAGCTGAGCGTTTAATTTTAAACGCTTCATTTCGCCTTCATAAGTTCCAGACATAGCAGAATTATCTAGTTCAACAAGTTTAGTGCGAGTTTCTTGAATGCCCTCTGCAGATGTAATCGCTGAGCCTAGCGCATCAATTCCTTTTGAGGTTTTTTCTGCAGATTTTCGCAAGGTATCCAGTCCGCTATCTAAGAGAGTTGTGTTTTCTTTTAATGAATTAAATGCAGGGACTGCAACAGCAGCTGCCATAGCAAGCGGACCAAATGCTCTTAATAGTCCGCCGCCAACCATTTTGGCAGCACCCATAGGTCCTCCTTGTGCTTTGCCTGCTGCTATTGCTCTTTTTCCCGATTCTCCTCCCAACCCAAAAACCATTGATCCTTGAGCCGCACCCATAAGCAGAGAGTTGAAAACTTTAGTAAGTTTTGCCGCTCCACTCTCAGCTTCACCCATCGCTCCGTCTAGGGCATAAGTGACAGTGGTTAGGGCAAACATTTTCATCATTAATCCATCCATTCCAGCTCCTGCTTCTTTTGCGGCTTCTCCAGCTTTGTCTGCTTTAGCGTCAAAGTGTGCTTGACTTTTTGTTGGCACATTAAGGCCTTTTCTGCTCATGAATTGAAAATTAGGTAAAAATCCTGAACTACTTCCATGAGATTTTGGATCAATTCCCATTTCTTTAGCTCTTCGTAGTCCCTGCTTTACTCCACTGGGTTCGTCTCTAGTGTTGGTAACGGCAAGACCCATTGGGTTTTGAGTCGAGCGCAAACTGTTGTCTTGATCTACTCGAATTAAAGATTTTGGAACTCCAGCATTAGC